TAGAAAAAGATTTTCTGACTTATTCATGCAAGCCCTTAAAACTCAGTTATTACTTAAGAAGATTATAACTAAACAGGATTGGGATTCTTGGAAAGAAGAAATAGTTTTTGACTTTATTGAAGATAATTACTTCAGTGAGTTAAAAGAATCAGAAATGGTTCGAGAAAGATTTGAAATGTTAGCCTCATTAGATGAATATGTAGGCAAATATGTATCAAATGAATGGATTCGTAAACAGATATTAAGACAATCTGAGGACGAAATCGAAGAGATTGATAAGCAAATCGACAAAGAAAATGAAGAAGATGGCGAAGATCTTGATCTTGACATCTAATTTTTTATAAATAGAATATAGAGGAACACTTTATGAGTACGAATGAATTGATTAATAATATTAAATCTGGTGATCATACTAAAGCAAGTAAAGCCTTTGATACCGTAATGGGACAAAAGTTAAATGATGCATTAGATGCCAGAAAAATTGAATTAGCTTCTTCGACTGGCAAAAAGCCAGAAGAAACAGAAGAGGAGTAAATTAAATTGTTATTTAAAGAACTTAGAGAGAAGTTAGAAACTCAACCAATAGCTTTTAAAAAGTATCAGGTTGATGGAACTAGAATAGTTATGTATAAAGAAGAGAATTCTTATACGGTTATGATAGATGATACTATGCTCGATGAAAAGTTTGATAACGCTTTAGAAGCCGAAGAGGCAATTAAAGAATTCCTACAACTATTAGGTAACGAAAAATGAAGTTAATATCAGAATACGTAAATAGTCCGTTAGAAGTTATTATAGAAAAAAATAACGGTAAGAAAAACCTTCACATAGAAGGCGTATTTATGCAAGCCGAAAAGAAAAATAGAAACGGCCGCATATACGAAAAAAAGATTTTGGAATCAGCTGTTAACAAATATGTTAAAGAGCAGGTTTCGCAAGGTAGAGCAGTTGGAGAATTAAACCATCCAGATGGTCCAACAGTTAACCTTGATAAGGTTTCACATAAGATTACGAACCTGGAATTCCAGGGAAATAATGTTATAGGAAAGGCATCCATACTAAAAACCCCTATGGGACAGATCGTTGAAGGTCTACTTGAAGGTGGTGTTAAGTTGGGTGTTTCAAGTCGTGGTATGGGTACTCTCGAGAACCGACAAAGTGGCATGTATGTGAGGAGTGACTTTTTGTTAGCCTCCATTGACATAGTCCAAGATCCCTCCGCTCCATCAGCGTTTGTTAACGGTGTAATGGAAGGAGTTGACTGGGTATGGAATAATGGCATATTGGAAGCTCGGGAAATTGAAATAATTGAGACTGAAATAAAACGTGCTCCGTTGAAGGCTTTGCCTGAAATGGAAATAAGGGCGTTTAAACATTTCCTCTCTAAACTATAAACTCACTTTGGGAGACAAAAATGTCTAATTTGACTGACACAATTAATAATATAGTCGAAGACGTTTCCGACGAAGCCGTTGTTCAAGACGAAACTTTAGAAGTAGCTGTAGAAGCTAACGAAGAAGAAGTAGTTGTAGAGCAATCAACTGAGTCTGACGAAGTTTCTGAAGAAGTTTCCGAAGAGGAAGTTGAAGAAGTAGCCGAAGCTAAGGTTAAAGAAGAAGACGATGAAGAAGAGGAAGAGGAAGAAGCAGAAGCTTCAGCCCCAGCCGCTCCATCAATTCCTAAAACTAAAGCTGGAGTTATTAACGCCGCAGTCGAAATGCTGAAAAAGGCTAAAAAGCACGAAGCGCAACAAATATTCGCAAAGATGGTAAAAAATATTGAAGAGTCTGAAGACGATGGTTCAGTAGATAAAGCTATTGACGCACAGAAGAAAAAGGAAAAGGATAAAACCGTTAAAGCCAAACCTTCTGATGCATCACCTAAGCAAGAATCTGCTGACTGGGAAGAAGACTTGGATCTTATTGTAGCTAATGAAGCTACACTATCTGATGGATTCCGTGGCAAGGCTGGAGCTATATTTGAAGCTGCTTACACTCAAAAAGTAAGCGCTGAAATTGATAGACTCGAGTCTGAATATGCGCAAAATCTTGAAACAGAAATTTCTGACGTTCAAACTGAAATCGTAGAGAAAGTAGATAACTACTTAAACTACGTAGTTGAAGGATGGATGAAAGAAAACGAAGTAGCAATTCAACAAGGTCTCAGAACAGAGATCGCTGAAGAATTTATGACTTCATTACAATCTGTTTTCAAGGAACATTATATTGAAGTTCCAGAAGGTAAAGCTGACCTGATCGACGATCTCGCTGATCAAGTTTCTGAACTAGAAGAACAACTCAATAAAACCACAGAAGATAATATACAACTCAATAATAGCAATCAAGATTACTTGCGCGCTAATATTGTTCGTAAACAATCTTCAGGCTTAGCAGATACAGAATCTGAAAAACTAGCTGGATTGGTTGAAGATATAGAATTTGAAGATGCCGAAACTTTCGAAATGAAAGTTAAGACTATCAAAGAATCTTACTTCACACAAGATAGCCCAGTATCAGTGGATGAATCTGATGCATTAATTGGAGAAGATGGTAATTCGAAAGAACAAACCTCTAGCTCCATGAGCGCATACACTCAAGCCATAACCAAACTTAATAATCAATAATTGATTGTTGGGTTTAAACTTTAATTTGCAAACCTTAAATAGGGGAAAACAATGTTTAATGCAGACCAAAACTTAATCGAGAAATGGTCACCAGTTTTAGATCACGAAAGTGCTCCTAAAATTGAAGATCATTACCGTAAAGCGGTTACTGCACGTCTTCTTGAAAACCAAGAAGTAGCCCTTAAAGAAGAAAGGAACCAAAGATCATTTGGACAAATTGACGAAGCAGCTGCTAACGTAACTGGTTCGGGAATTGATAATTTTGATCCTGTTCTAATCTCTTTAGTTAGACGTGCAATGCCTAACTTGATTGCTTATGATATCGCTGGCGTTCAGCCAATGAGTGGACCAACTGGTCTTATCTTCGCAATGAAATCAAGGTATTCAACCCAAGGCGGTACAGAAGCGTTATTCGACGAAGCTGATACTGACTTTTCAGGTACAGGTACGCACCAAGCAGATCCAACTGGACTTGCTGGCGTAGTTGATGCTGACACTGATGGTACTATCGCTGATACAGCTGATATCGTATCAACTCATGGTACTGGTCTACCTACAGCTACTGCGGAAGCCCGCGGTACTTCAGGTGGTGCTGGTGCAGCTTTTGCTGAAATGGCTTTCTCAATCGAGAAATCAACCGTTACAGCTAAATCAAGAGCTCTAAAAGCCGAGTACACAATGGAACTCGCACAAGACCTTAAAGCAATTCATGGTCTTGACGCTGAAGGCGAATTAGCTAACATTCTTAGCGCTGAAATCCTAGCGGAAATCAACCGTGAAGTAGTTAGAACTATTCTCATAAAAGCGAAAATTGGTGCACTTCAATCTTCAACTGCAACTTCTGGTATCTTTGATGTCGGAACTGACAGTGATGGTAGATGGATGGCTGAGAAATTCAAAGGCCTAGTTATGCAACTCGAAAGAGAAGCTAACGTAATTGCTAAAGAAACTCGTAGAGGAAAAGGGAACTTCGTTCTTTGTTCTTCAGACGTAGCTTCTGCTCTAGCAGCTTCAGGCGTTATGGATTATACTCCAGCTCTAGCTACAGGTCTTAATGTTGATGATACTGGCAATACATTTGCTGGTGTTCTTAACGGAAGACTTAAAGTGTACATTGATCCTTACTCAACTGTTGACTTCGCTTGCGTAGGATACAGAGGTTCTAATCCTTATGACGCTGGTATGTTCTATTGCCCATACGTTCCTTTGACTATGGTCAAAGCCGTTGGCGAATCTGACTTCCAACCTCGTATCGGGTTCAAAACTAGATATGGAATGGTTACTAACCCATTCGTCGCAGTCGACGGAACAGGTACTGACCGTGCTAATCCATATTTCAGGATCTTCAGAGTTGACGACATAATGGTGTAAACCTTTACGGACTCAAATCCAAATTAAAAGGGGATCTTCGGATCCTCTTTTTCTTGGCGTATAAATATAAATGTCAATAACGACATAACACACACACAGGAGGATATCATGTCCAATTCTAAATCAGGGTTCGAAATCAGAGCCGATTTACTAAATCAAGCACAAGGCCTTTTGGAAGGAAACTACCAAAGAGAATGTGATGCGATTTATATGCATAATGATAACTTTCCTAACGATAAAAAAACTTTACCGTTAAGAGAGATCGTTGGCGAAGAAGTCATTCAAGTTGCTAGACAACTTAATGAATTCGTAAATGAAAAATAAGTAAAGGAAGGGAGATCTCGGTCTCCCTTTTTCTTGGAACCAAGTTTTTAAAACATATAAATACTACTATGAATTATATTAATGATGAATTTAGATCTTTCTGCACTAGAATGTGGTTAGACTATTGCGATGAAAATAATGATCCTCTATCAGCACCGAACAGACTTGATCATGATCAATACGTTGAAAGATGGGAAGAATGGTTACTAGAGAAATGGCAGAATAGGAAATATGGCACTAACGACGAATAAAAATTTTTTAAGCCCCGTTGGATTTACATTAAAGATAGATTCCAATATGGCAAATACAGAGTATTTTTGTACTCAGGCTAATATCCCTGGCATAACATTAACCAATATTGAAACCCCTTATAAAGGTGTTAATCTTGGTATGACTGGTGATAGAATGACATTTGATGATTTTACTATAACCTTTAATATTACCGAGAACATGGAAAACTATATTGAAATATGGAATTGGATGCATAATATTATAGAAAAGAAAGATGCTGATGAAAATTATAAACATGATGCGAGATTAATGGTTTTAACCTCCCATAATAACGTAGTAAAAGAAATTAAATTCCAAGATATATTCCCTACTAGCTTAGCAGCTGTTGAATTTAATTCACAACTAACTGACATAGAATATGCACAGGCAACTGTGACATTTAAATATACTTATTACGAAATTGAATAAATAGGTTTACTTTTACCGCAAAGTGTGGTATAATACATATTATGAACATTGAAATTTTATTAGACATGTGGAAGAAAGATGCGCCAATAGACGAAATGGCATTGGATGAAGCATCACGAGATTCTGCTAAATTACACTCCAAATACTTAGAGCTATATTCTGTAGCTAAGCTAAGACTTAAGAAATTAGAACTAGACTTTAAACCTTTATTGAGGGATAAGTTCCTTCATTATGGCGGTAAGCTATCCCAAGAGGAATTAGATACTAAAGGATGGGAATATGATCCACTTGGTGGATTAACCGTACTAAAAGGTGATATGGATAAATGGTATGACGCAGATCCTCTTATACAAGAACATCAA